TTTAAAGATTCTATTTTTTGTTTGTTTTTTGGATCTGATATCCATTTTACCAACTCAGTAAAAGCTTTTCCAAGTAAAGTATAAAATATAAAATCAAAAATGCGATCTAATATTCCTTTTACAGGAGACATCACTTTTTCAAATGCATCATAGGTTTTCTTTGCAGAAGACTCTAATTCTTTCTCTGCTTCCTGCCTTTTTTTCTGCTCTTGAGTAATTCTTTCAACTTGTTGAGTTCTTACAGTATTTGCTTTTTGTGTGGAAAGAGCAGCTAATATACTTTCTACCGACTTTTGTATTTTTAATAATATTCCTATAACTGAATCATCGCCACCAGGTGGTCTACCACCATTAGGTCCACCGCCACCTGGGGGAGGTGGACCACCAGATAATGTAACAGCAGATCTTTGAGCAATTGACCTACCAATACTTACATTTCTAGTCCTAAATCTAGTTTGTGATGGTTGAACAAATCTCCTTGCCGATCTTGATGTCGATTGTCTTCTTGGGGGCTGTCGTTCTGCTCTTTGTATTTCTCCTAATAGCTCTTCTATTTTATCCTTGGTTTCTTCGTCTTCGTCTTCAACTTGGTTATTATTTCTGTTTGTTTGTTGTGGTTGAGGTGAAGTATTTCTAGAAGCAGTTGGCTTTTTAGTTGGTGCTTTAGGTGGCTTTTTAGTTGGTGCTTTAGGTGGCTTTTTAGATGCTGTTGGCTTCTTATTTTCTCTTGCTTCTTTTTGATATTTTTCTACTTCTTTAAGTATTTTATCATGTACTTTTCCAAAATAACTATTAAATGAATCTTCTTCAAATTGATCTAATTCAGAACTGGATAATGGATATTTGTCACCTGTGTTTGTTTCTACATACCATTTTATAACATAATAATATAATTCTGGATCAGCAACTTCATTGATACCTAAATTTTTGGCAAAAATGATAGCCTGATCTTTTGACCTATTTCTAGAAAATTTTATACTATCAATAGACAATTTTTTTGCCATTTATCTTACAGCGATGCCTTTTTAACTTTTGCCTCTTCTTCTTCTAGATGTTGATTTAAAAGTGCCACATAGATGTCTCTTTCCCATGGCATCAAGTTTTCAATCTCAGTTAATGAATATTTATGATATTGCATCAAAGCAAAATTCAACTTGAAGTAATTTTCGAGATCCATGTGACACATTCCTATGCGAAAAAACTAGATAACCCTTCAAGAACAACTTCAGATTCTACACTTGTATTTGGATTTTTGACTTTAATTGTATGAGATAGTTTTGGCATAGTTTCAAAGAAAGTCTCAATTTGTTTAAACTGAGATGAATTCATCTGATCTAAAAATTCTGTGATTTCTTTTTTAGTCACATCAGAAGAAGACCAAACCTCTTCTTCAGTGTAAATTTTATCTACACAATCAGCGATCATCTCAAATGATTGTTCAGTTGCATTTTCATTTGAAAAATCAAAATTATTTTTGATGAATTGCTCTAGTGATGGATATTTCATTTCCATCATAATTGAATCATCAACTTTAATTTTGTTTGTATGATCTTTATTTTTTTCTACATTAATATCATCTATATTAATCTTCACAGGAACAGAAGTCTCTCCGTCATCTGGACAGATTATAGAAAGCTCAACTTCTTCTCCAACTGATTTTGCACGAATATTTAAAAACAAATATTCAATGTCAAATGTAGGTAGGGTTTCTACTTTAATTCCTCTTGTTTCAATGCAATTTTTAATTACTGTTTTAATTGCAGTTGTAATTTGTTTTGTGTCTTCTGATTCTAATGCGAGCAATAAAAGCTTTTCTTCTTTTACTAAAAATGGTCTGTACTTGATTGTTTGTCCAGTTGATGGCAAATCCAACTCAAAAGTTGGTGCAACAATTTTAGGTAAAGGCATATTATATTAATAATATTAAATTCGTTTGATTATTTATTCCTAAAAATTTAAATTAATATCCACTAAAAGTAGTTTCTTTTGGTTCATAATAATATTGTCTACCAGCATTAAGATCTATATTACTTTGATTTGAACTAGATTCTTGTGGTTTTGGATTAGGAGCATCTATTTCACTTAATTTACTTCCCAATAAAATGTATCTTGTATACGCAAACGAAACAGTACATTTTAAAAGTTGAGAAGATTCGTAACTAACTGGCATAGACATTATTGCAGTTGGATATGCACCAATATACCTATAAGTCAGTGATTGACTTGTAGGTGATGGATCTCCACTTATTTTTCCGTAACTTCTCTCAAATTTTGTTATATAAATTTGTGTTCTGTATCCAGATTCAGTTGTATTAGTCTCACCACTTCCATCTGGATAGTTTATTCTATACGAATACTCAAGTTGAGTTAATTTTCTATTGTTAAAATCTTTATTATATTGCTCATTAGCAATATACTGCATCCAAAATTCAAAATATTTTATAATTTCGTAATTGGCATCCACATAAAAAGTAAAATCAGCACGGTCATCGTATACTCTTCTATATGGAATTTTTTCTGTAACTCCAGTATAGTCCATCACATCATGAGTATAAAATGTTGATCCAGGTAATGTAGCGTCACAGCAAGATAAGGATATCAAGGAATTATCAAAATTCTTTTGTTTTTCATTAAATGCTATTCTTTTGTCGGTAGTCCATCTTCCAGATACTGCGGGAGGTGCAAAAAATTCACACGAAAAATGTGAAGTCAAAGCTGGCTTTAACAGCTTTGACTTTATTGTGGACATTGACTGTGGCGTAGAAAATGGAGAGGTATATTTTTCAGCCATCTATAAATATTTTTAATATTTATTGACTATTTATATCGTGCCCAAGAATTATATACAAGGGTTTTATTCTCCTATCCATCCAGAAAAATATGCTGGCAATTCAAAACAAATTGTATATCGTTCTTCTTATGAATTGAGAGCATTTAAATGGTGCGATTTAACTGAAAGTATAGTGTCATGGGGATCAGAAGAAGGTTGGGTTCCATATAGAAACCCAATCACAGGAAGAGTACATCGTTATTTCCCAGACTTATTCATAAAAATAAAAGAATCAAATGGAGAGATAAAAAAATATCTCATAGAAATAAAACCAAAAAGACAAACTATTCCACCAAATCCTACACCAAAAAAGAAAACAAAAACTTGGTTAAATGAAATGGCAACATATCAAGTCAATCAAGCTAAGTGGGAAGCGGCAGAAAAATTTTGCAAAGAAAATGGGATCACATTCAAAATTATCACAGAACAGGAATTGGAAATAAAATAATGTTCAAACCATTAAGTAATCAGGCAAGAAGATTGTGGACAATATTTGGAACGGTTAGAACTTGGTTTTCAACTCTGGGAAAATCAATTGAAAGAAGACTAGAAAGAGAAGAACGAGAAATCATTTTCGAAACAAATAAATTAAAAAAGGAAGGTGGAAAAACTTATATCTATGAGGAATTAGATAAAAGAAAAAAGCAATTAGACAAAAGAAAAGAAGAATTTTATACATTTAAAACGTTAGTAGATAATCTACCTAAAGGAAGATCTCCTAATTTTTATTTTAATGCTCTTGTTGATATTCTTTCTCGAATGGGAAGAACAGAAGATAGTGTAGAAGTAGGAAAAATATACACATTTAAGTACATAGCAAAAACTGAAAACCAATGGTATGATGTTCACCCTGTAAGTTTAATTACATCAAAAGGATCTTTTTATTATAAAGGAGTAAATTATCATTGGCAAAGAAGACCAGAGTATGTAGAAAGTCCAATACGAACTTATAATTATTCTTCAATACAATCATTGTTTTACAGAATCAAACAAGAAGAATTAGAATATGTTTTGAGGGTACCTTCTTTCTATCCAGTATTCATCTCAAAGAGATAAATAAATATAAAACTAATATAAATGTCTCATACTCTACGAAAAATTGAGATGATTAATCTTCCTGTATTTGGGGAGGATTTCTGATGGCTAATGGTACTTGGTCAGTAAAATCTACAACAATTCCAACAGGAAGGGTGAAGATAAACAAACCCCCTAATGGAAAATCTATGCAATTAGATTGGACTGAACTAAAAGTAAATAGTGCAAATCAAGCAGTAAAAAACTTAGAGATGAGAGTCAATGATGTGGATACAATTGAATTTAGATATCCCACTACTTCAAATCCAAATGGATGTCGTGATGGATCAGGGCAGTGCGCAACTGCAGATAGTGTACAAGAAATAGCTGATGATAGTTTATATGTGGCTAATTTTGGGTATAGTAATACAACTACTTTATTAATACAAGAATCAACACAAAAAATACTGGCAGATAAAGCAAAGTCTATAGATTGGACTCCACCACCACCACCACCACCAGATAATAACACAGGCAGCGGAGATGATGAGTCCCCAACAGACATAAGATCAATTTCATCACCAGAAGAAATTAATTTTGCAAAGTCAGGTTCGCCAGAGAAAACATTTGAAATATTAAGATATCCAGAAAAAATTGCTGAAAATGGCCAAGATTATATAAAATTTGAAGTATTTGAATATATTTCACAGACACTATCAGACAACAATTTATTATTTGAACAGAGAAGTTCGTATCCCAAAAAGCCCATCGGAACGATAGTTCTCCCAATTCAACCAACTATAAATGATACAAACACAGTTACATGGAATGATTCTAAAATGGGAATATTGGAAATGATGGGAGCAAATATTAGTCTCGGCGTAATGAATTCAACTGGAACTGATTACATGACTCAAATGGCAAATAAATTTGGTGAAACAATAAGAGGAGTAGAAGGAGAACCAGTAAGCCCAGCAGTAGTAACTGCAGTTCAAAAATACATAGCAAAAATGGCAGTGAGTTCAAATACTAATTTATTATCCAGAACTGCAGGAGCAATAACAAATCCAAATTTGAATTTATTATTTGAATCACCGGACCTGAGAAATTTTACTTTCAATTTCAAACTTACTCCTAGAACTGAAAGAGAAGGTAAAATAGTAAGAAGAATAATAAGAAAATTTAAAGAACACATGGCAGCTCAGAAATCTGTCGGAAATTTATTTCTAGAAACTCCAGATGTATTCAACATAAAATATATTAGAGGAAAAGACGAAAAAAATAATGCAGATAATACGACACATAAATCATTGAATTTATTTAAAACTTGCGCTCTAAGAAGTTTTGGTGTTAATTATACTCCATCTGGTACATATATGACATATAATGATACTGCTGGTACTATGTCATCATATGATTTAACAATGTCGTTTACAGAACTAGAACCAGTATATTGGAATGACTATCAAGATAAGGACATAGCAGACGATCAAATAGGTTACTAAAAATGGCATCTTATTTTAGAGGTATACCAGATTTTGATTATGTGAGTCGCTTACCCGACGCAAAAATATCAGACTATATCACAGTAAAAAATTTATTCAAAAGAGGAAAACTCCGTGAAGATATATTTGGTGATCTACAATACTTCACCAAATACAAAATTATCGGAGACGAAAGGCCAGATAATGTAGCTTACAAAATTTATGGCGATGAAACTCTTGATTGGGTGATACTTCTTTCAAATAACATTTTAAACATTCAAACGGAGTGGCCATTACCGCAAACTGCATTTGATAGAATATTATTAGAAAGATATGGATCTTATGAAAATCTTTATAGTGGAATTCACCATTACGAAACTACCGAATTAAAAACTTCTTCTGGGGAAATATTACTCGAAGAAGGAATCATTATCAATAATTCGTGGTCTCAAAATGGTAATTTTATCTATGGATTTGAAACATTAATATCATTTACAATTTATGATGCACCAACTAGAACTTTAACAATAATTCCACAAGTTCCTATTAATAATATTAATGTAAATGATGAAATAGAACTCAAAAATTTTGATAATAACTCCTTTAATGGTAAATTTACTGTCAAATATGTGATAGTTAATCCTGGTACATCTCTTGTAAATTATTTACAGTGTGAAATTCCAAATACTACGCAAGAGCCAATTCTAACTGGGAAAGAAAAAATCATCTATACTCCAGAACAAAAATACACAAATAGTAACGTATATTATTATCAATATTATGACAGCAAAAAAGGAGAAGTAATTAATATACCATCATCTGAATTTACTGTACCAGTAACTAACTACGAATATGAATCTAAAATTGAAGATGATAAAAGAAATATATTTTTACTAAAACAAAATTATCTGAATGTAATTCTAAATGACGTTGAAGTAAATTATCCATACAAAGAAGGTGGACAACAATATATAAATGAAACGTTGAAGAAAGGAGAAAATATAAGATTAATGAATTAAAAAAGGAGCCTTTCGGCTCCTTGTAAATTATTCAGCTAGTTTACTGAAATAAGCTAATGCATCTTCTTCGTCCTCATCTTCTTGTTGAACTGGAATTTGAGTAGAAGTAGATTTGATTCTAGAGTATGATTCTTCTAGTTCTTTCATGATATCATCTTCTTTAGATGTACTTTCAACTAGAGATTCTAGTTCATCTTCTTGCTCACGAATGGAACTTAAGGCAGAACTTGTTCCTAGAACATAATTAAGTCGTTTCTGTAGATCATCAGAGGACTTAAATTTATCACGAGAGATCAGTTCTTGTAGTGAAAACTCTGATTTCCAAAGTTTTTCTAGCTCATCATCATCCCCATTTAATAGTGCTGATGGAGACTCAAATACACTATCATCATAATTTGGATAGCCAGCAACTTGCTTTACGCGAAGTCGGAAATTAGCACCTCCCCAGAAATCAAATGGATCAATTACTGGATCATCTTCAAATTCTGGTTTCATTGCAGATTTGATTTTATCAAATACTTTTGCGCCAAACCTGAAAATTTTAACTTGACCTTCAAGTGAAGGGTCAGCTGGATTACTTACAATGTAAACATTTGCGTAATAGCTAAGCTTGCGCTTCCTTGCACGAGCAATTTCTTTATCCGAATCTAGTCCGGAGTTCCAGAGTTGACCATTCAAAGAACAAACACAACACTCTTCTCCAAGTGTTGTTGGACAATTTTCAATAAACCAACGATTGTTTACCTGAAACCCGTGGTTATACAGTTTCACAAAAGGAAGATCTTCGTTTTGTGGAGCAGGAAGAAAACGAATGACTGCACGACCATTTCCTGCTTTGTCTGTCTCTAATTTGAACAGATTTGGGTTGTCTCCAGCATTTGCAGCACCCATTTTTTCTGCTTCTTTTAGAAGTTTTTCAGTGAGGCTACCAAGTGAAGACTGTTTTTTTAGATCTTTAAAATTCATGTTACGCTAGATACGATTTATACGATTGGCGACTTTAGGGTTCCAAAGCCCATTCACATTATAGCACAACCTCAGTCATCCTGCAACTGCATTTTGATTGTTTTAATTAAGGTTGTAATATTACTAAAGACTTGATTTATATCTGACTTGGAATCAATTCCAATTATTTTAACAGATTCATTTAATTTTTGTTTCATATCGATTGCATCTGGATCGTCAGAAAGACTCAATCTAGTATATAAAACTTTTTGTTTTTCAAGTAAAGACTCTAATGTTTTTATATGTTCTAATTTAATTTCTTTTGACATCGAACCAAAAGAAATAACATTTGAGGCTATCTTTTCTTGCAAATGGCCAATTTCTTTTAATTCTGCTTTTACTATATCTGATTCAAAAAAACTCACAATAATACTTTTCGTAGAATATTTTTGTATTTATCCATATCTACTTTTAAAAATGGAGAATATTTTTTTATCTTTTTAGACACTAATTCCCAAACTGGATCAATTAATTTTAAATCAAATTTTTCTCTATAATTTAACATTTGATCTAAAATTACCATGGTCTCTAACATCAGATTATCAGACAAGTATTCTTTTAAAATCTTAGGATGTTTGTTATTTTCTATATTAAGAAACTCAAGGAAATTTTTTCCTTCAAATACTTTTCTCAGATCTTGCTCAAACAAATAACTTAATGATTGTGTTTTTTTCTGCCAATCTAAATAATTTTCATTTCCATTTTTAATTATATCACCAATCCATAAAGAAGATGGATCATGTGAAGATATAAAATTAGAAACAAAAAAATCTACAATTTCTTCGTCTTTATTTTTTCTAGATAGTTTTTCGAAAAACAATCTGTCTTTTCTTTTATGAAACGATTCAACTGAAGCTTTTATTTTCCCATTATATTTTATGAAATCATATGTATCATTAGTAAAATGTTGCTTAATAGCAAGATATGTTTTGTATGTTTCATGTGGTGTCACTTTCATTAAATTATTATAATGGTAATTTTGCTCTAGAAGTTTTTTTAAGAAAATTTAATTGAATAGCATCCCATCTTAATTTTTCTTTTAATGGTTTGGAAATTAGCTTAGACACAGATTCTATGTCAATATTATTTCGTTCACAATATTCTACTATTGCATTGATATAGTTATATTCTGGATTTTTTTGCACAAGAGTTTCTATTTCTTGTGCAAATTTATCTTGACATAAAAACTTTTTCTGTAGTTCCTTTTTTAATTCTTCAGACGGATTCATATTCTTTTAACTTATCTTGAGTGAATTTTTTTACATATTTTACAAGTAATTTAATATATTTGGGGATGTCAGTTTCAATATACGTCTTAACTTCACCATTCTCACATGCCATGATAATTACAAGTTGTTCTACTTCTTTGCCAGTCAACTCTTTTAGCATAAAGCAATATGCTGCAGCTTGAACAAAGTAGTTTTCAATCCATTCTCTTGGCTTTGGTTTTTCTGATGTTTTATAATCAATAACACTTAATTTTCCATCATATTCTGCAATAGTATCAACTGTACCAGCCAATTGAAAATATTCACTATACATTGAACGCTCAATTGCTATGATATTATCAATCTTATTCAACTCTGTTTTTGCTACATCAAATAACATTTTTGGAAGAGGAGCAAAAGATGTGGGAATGTCTAAATTCAAAAGATAATTTTCAACCAAGAAGTGCATACCAGTTCCACGAGAAGTGGCAGCTTTTGTGATTAAATTAGCTTTTTCTTCTCCTACTCGTTTTCTCCACTGAGCAAACTTTTCTTTATTATAATGAGAAGTTACAGTTGTAACAGAAATAAATTTTCTTGGCGATTCGTCACCTACAATTTTATAATACCTAGAACCATCAATAGTTTCTCTTTGCAGTATTGGGAATTCAATGTCAATGTGATTGAAATTTTTTCTATCGGGTTTAATATTTAACATTCCAAATAAAAATTGATACTCATATTATACCACAGGAAATTTTCTGTGTCAAAGGCCAAGAGAGTGTTTTGCAACCAAATATTCTTTAACCAAACCAGATCTAACGACATCATCAATCCCAAATTCTACGCATTCAAATGATGGCATAATGTTGAGAACTTTCATGAAATCATGAATTCCGTTTCTTTCATTTTGACGAACTAGATCACTTTGAGTAGCGTCTCCACTAAACATAATCTTACAGTTTTCTCCAACTCTGGTAATAATGGAGTCATTTTCGTGTCCATTCATATTTTGGAATTCATCTACAATGATAATACAATTATCAAATGTAGTTCCCCTCAAAAAACTAGAAGACCAGAATTTAATAGTTTCTTGTGATTTCAAATTGCCATATAGCATTTCAAAGTCTTCATCTGATGGAAGTTGGAACATGTATTTTACCATGTTCTTATATGGAATTTCAAATAATGCACTTTTATCTTCGTGTCCACCAGGCAAAAATCCAATCTCACGAGTTTGAACTAGAGAACGAATAATATAAATTTTTTCATATGGAGTTTTGTCATTCAATACTTCTTGTAATGCCTTATATAAGATCACAAATGTTTTGCCAGTTCCAGCAGCACCATATGCAACTAAATGTTTTCCTTCATCATAAAAATCAAATAATTTTTTTTGATTTTCTGTAAGTGGTTCTATATCTAATAGCAAATCAGAATTAATTGGTTTTCTTCTTTTCATCTGCTTTGCTGTCATACCAACTCCAATAGGTTGGTATTCGTCAGAGGTCTTTCTTCTTCTTGCCATATCAATATTGCATTTTTGATTTACTTCCACCTGATCTGTCAGCTTTTTTCAAAACTTCTCCCCAACCAGGATGCTTATTTACCAAACGATTCTTCCAATCGCCAACTTCACCAGAACCTGGACATGTTGAGGGATCCGACCAATCTCGTTCCCAATCAGAATTATCTAGTTTCCATTGATCCCAATCATGGATACTCAAAGTGATTTCCTTTTGTTCACCAGTCTTTTTATTAATTATTGGATATATGGGCAAAATCAAAACTCCGTATAATATCTTTTATATTTATTCTATGCAAAGAGAAGGTGCATCATCACACTCAGCACAATCAATGCATTCATCAATATCAGGGTATTTTTTTAGAAAATCTTGAAATTCTTCTTCAGTAAAAAGAACCTTAAATACATGACCTGTTAAATGGTCTTTGACGCACCAACTTTTCATTGTTGTTTATGGAGATAGTCTTGCTTTATGTAGACGCTTTTCTTGGTAATATTTCCAAACATTAGGTGCCCACTTTTCAAGGTGGGGAACAAATTGTTCACATAGTGCTTGAATTTCTAATTGTGCATCCATCTTTGCTCGAAGATCCATAATGTGAAGAACAGAGCGTAGGTTAAAAGAAACCACAAAGTTCTGACGAATTGCTTGTGCAAGATAGTCCCTAATGTGTTCTTCACACATTCCTTTTTCGTATTTTGTTGCATAACGCTTACAACCTTCTACAATCCAACTCAATTCGTCATCATAATCTTCTTGAGTCCAATCATATTTCTTACCATAACGATTTGTATAGAATCCTGGAGGGCGAACGAAAAACACATCTTCTGGTTTTAGTTCTCCACTAGCAACTTTAATAACTCGTTTTCCAGTATAACGTTGCGATTGAACATCAAAGCTAACTCCAACTCTATGAGTCCTTGCTTGCATTGCAACATTGTGAACATACCCAGAAACGGAAAAGGTAATGGAAGGGTGTTCTAGCGGCCCCCAGTGGCCTTTTTCGTTGCTTAGAAGACGCTCTACCACCCATTCACCACATTCACTTGGTTTTGGAATTTGCTGATTGTGAATAGGTGTTTCAGAATAATCACATTTTCCTGCCTGATAAATGACTTGTTCTGGTAATGTATAACATTGAAGCATTACAACTTCAAGATTTTTATCTAGCTCAAGTAGGTCTTTTGCTTTAATTGGTTTCATTCTTTTTCGTTCTCCCAAGTATCTTTTTCTTTTTTACGAAGTTTTTTAAGTTCCTTCATCATCTCTTTAATCTCCTGATATGCAACCTCTGGAGACATTTTATCAGAGATCTCAAGTCCAACTACATATTGAACTTTATCTCCAAACCTAGCAAGTGCTCTTTCAAATGCAGTTAATTCTTCGTACATTAGGGTTCCTCATAATAATCTGGGTCATATTCGTCAACTGGAATTTGAGAGGATTTTAAAATATCTTCTATCTTAATTACATTATCCTCTTTATATTGTTTAGGCTCTTTTAATTCTAATTTCAAAGATTCAATGAGTAACTCCATATTTTTTATGATGAGTTCTATTTTCTTTCGATTCATTTATCCTATGAGTTTGTCTACCCATTTTACACAAAAAAAGGAGGATTGTCAATCCTCCAGTAATTTATGCAACTTGTGGCTGTTTTGCCATATTTAATTGTGCATCTTTAAGAAGTTTTTCCTTCTTTGCTTTTTTCTTAAGATAGCGAACAAAGTAAGTATTCATTTGTGCCCCTCCTTTACAAACTTAACACCACGATAGGTTTCGTTGTATTGTTGAGGTTGTTGCATCATTTGTTGTTGATATTCAAGACGCTTTTGGGTGTCATATTCTACACCACGATATACTACTTTAGACATTAGGGTTCTCCTTAGTTTTTTAGGTTAAAGAGCGTTCCTTCAGTCGGCGTTTGCGTTCGCTATTTGCGAATAGCGAATGAACGTTCCGTTCCGCGTCGGCTTACTTCCGTCCCATTTGGGATGAACGTAAGGTCATTATAGACCTGTTAGGTTATATAGTAAAGTTCTTTTGTAACTTTTGTTACAATTTATCTTTCAATATAACTTAGTGTATGGTTATTAGCATACAATTGCTGGATAATTATATCACAACCAATCTTTGGATTGCAATCTCCACAAGTATAAACATCTACTGCTGCTTTACCTTCTTCAGGCCAAGTGTGAATTGATATATGACTTTCTGACAATAGGCACAATACAGTAACTCCTTGCGGTTCAAATTTTTTAGAAATTGTTTGAACTACAGTTGCACCACTCGCTTCTGCTGCGTTTTCTAATAAATCTATAAGACAACGCTCGTCGTCCAAAAGAACAAACGAGCATCCATACAAATTAAGTAGATAATGCTTTCCCATTACATTGGATCCTCTTCATATTCTTTTATAAGATCAGAAACTAATGATTCAGTTCCATCCATAGTTTTAACTTGATATAAAGAAGACTTCATATATTTTTTAATTTTTTTATATTTTTTTAAGAGCTCGTTTACTTCATCTTTATAGATTATTATATTAGGCTCTTTATTATTAAAACCGTTACTCATTTCCTTTTTTTATTTTCAGATGGCTTATATCCCCAGATTCTTGGATTGACTTTACCATATCCAAAATCTATCTTCTTCAATTTTTTTTCTTTATATTTATCATAATATAAATCGAAAATATCTGCTCGTTTTCTTCCCCTACAGACATCTACATATTTTTTACTATCAGTTTCATAGTAAACAAGATATGCATCACTGGGAGAAGAAGAATCTTTAATTTGCTCAATAGTTGCCTTTTCATAAAGAATTTCGCAACCATAAAATAAATTTATTTGTTGTTTTTCTTCCTTTGTCCATTCTTCCATCTTATCCTTCTTAGCAATGGTTTTCATGATCTTCCTCCCCATTGAATGTCAGGATATGCTTCACTAATAATAGGAAGAGATATTTTATATTTAGATGCAAGTTGTTTATCTTTTGTTAAAATTAAAATTTCCGCTTCTAGAGGATGTAATCCTTCTAGAAGATTGATAAACATAGTTTCTCTTCTAATTTTTGAAATATCATTATTACCACCTTCAATAAAGTTATAAAAAATACCAGCTTCTCTTCTAAGAGAAGTTCTTTGTCCATTACTATATGAATCTATAACTTGGGGATTATTAAGTTGTTTATCTATAGTATTAGATAACGTATCATTACCAGAAGTCTGATCTTGTACGCTTGAATATGGAACAGGACCTTCAGGTAACGAAGAACGAATACTATCATCAAAATTCCAAATCAAAATAGAAACGAGAGCATCATTGCGATACTCTCTAAGAACTTCTATCTTTTTTTCTTTTGTTCTTTGCTTTGAAACTAATTCAAGAATTTCATGTTGAAATGGATTTGGCTGTAATTTTGGTAACTGTTGCTCAGTCTTTTTCATTTTAGTAGTTGTCATATCAATCAAGTAATATTAATATACATTAAAATAGGCAATTTTATTTAGTCGTCATCTTCATCAAATTCATCATCAAAATATTCGGGATTAAATGATATCGCAACAACTTCATCTGGGATTATATTACCATTGTCATCATAGAACTCTGGATGAAGTTTTGGAATCTCACGATAATTCATCATATATTCTCTAGCTATCCATCCTCCCATCATCCCAACAATAAAAAACATAACGATTAAAAATGAACCAAAAACTAAACTTGTTGCCAACATATTCTTTCTCCTAAGAACTTCTTTTCTTTAAGTGAATCTCTACGCGAAAATGAAGTTCTCTCCTAAAAAGTGAAACCATTTTAGCATAGATAAAACTAAAAAATTTTGGTTCCTCCTCTATTTTTTTTATATTTCGGAGCATTAGCTCCATACCTCTATTTATTTTAGGTCTTTTTCTTTCTTCCTGGTTTTTTGTCATGTATGTATTTTTCAGCATCAATTAGAATTGAATTAACATAATTACGAATCTTTCTGACAAAAGGCTTGGATAAATGCCCATATGCTTCTCTAAGTTGCTTATGGGAATTATCTTGACCTCCCTCTAAATATTCATCTAATTCAAGTATTAGATATTTTAAATTAATTGCTGTGATACTGTTCAAGAATTGTTGAGTTTCAATTCTTTTTGCATCTTTGCCTTTCAAATACTGATAGAAATTCATTACAAATTTTTGCTCAACAAAAGCATAATCAATTGCTTTTTCTACATCATAACAATATTCGTACATTTAAACAATTCCTTTTTCTTTTAGGTATTGAACAGTATCTGTACATCCACCAAGATGATGCTCATTCATTATAACTTGCGGAAATGTTGATCCTTTTCCAAATTCAGAATAAAATTCATCTCTTGTGAAATTTTCATCCAATGTATATACAACGTGATCAAGATTAGACAATTTCATAACTTGTTTAATCTTATCGCAGTATGGACAACCTTTTTTTGAATAAACTGTAAATTTCATATTTTTAAACCTCGTTTATTAATAATTAGTTGGTTCGTCTTTTTGTACTAAATCTCCTTTCCCTTCCAATGTTTTTACAAATAGTTCAGTGAATCTTTCCATCTTTTCTGGATGTACAGTAGCAGGATATTCATCAATTGCATTTTTTAATGAATTTAGCTCATCCCATTCTTCAACACTTAACATAAAATCTTGTACTCTATTATTACAATTTTATTTAACTACTAAAACATTCCCCCTAGAAAAGACGGTCCACCATTACCATCCTTTTTCATTTTTTCCATCATTTCTTCTAATTTATCTGAAAACTCTTCAGATTTAATAATTCTATCGATAGCTACAAGAAGTTCAGAAATATTATAATTTACTGTGGATTTTTCAGATCGAGCAGCATGTGCAAGAGCAGCTCTCAAAGATCCCTTTGCTTCTTCTAAATTTTCAATAACATTTTTAGATAATGCCATAATTCTCCTTTTTGTATACTATTATTTTAGCAGATTTACAAATAAATCCTAGTCGAGAAATCCGTACCTAATATTTTTCAATTGTATTATATATTTCGTATATTACATTAGAAGTTTCAACTGATTCTGATTCGAGAGTTGTAATTCTTTTTTCTTGTTCATCAAGTCTTCGAATGATATTTACAATAGTATCCATTAAAGAATATTCAACTCCAGTTACTTCATCAGTAATTTTTAGATTTACATCCTCATAATCTTTTAAAAACTTATCAAAAAAATTCATGGTTTTTTAATCTGTCTAAATGGAATATTTAATGTCATCTCATAATTAACTGGACATCCATTCGTTGATTTATACTTAGACACCCATTTGTTTAACATGATTTTAGCATATTCAGGACGAACTGAAAATGCTTTTCTCCTACAATCAAAATACTCCTGAGATTTTTTTGGGAAATTTTCTGCCTCTACCAACAAAGAATATTCTAATGAATTTAACTGAACTTCAAACTGGTTTTTATTATTCTCAGTTGGATCATTTACAACCAAGTCAATTAATTCTTCAATCATTTTCAATATAGTAAAATTTTTTTTCAGGGTTTTTTAGTTGCTTTTTAATAAATTTTGTTGCCGATTCTAATGAATAAAATTTAACCATTTTTGGGAAAACTTCCATTTCCATGAAGTTCCACCAAATAAAAAATTTTTTATATTGAGGAAAGAAGCAGACTTCTCCCGATAAATCTGCTTGTTCTACTACTCGGTATTTCATTGGTTTTTGTTGATTGTTGGTACAGTATACTCTACATCATTCCAATGTCGAACTACTCCAGCAATAATAAAACAATTTGTAATAAGATAAGTAAAAAAGATTATAGATCTTATGACTGCAATTTTATCAGACTCACGATCGCATTTTGATGCCTTTTCTCCCAATGCTTTTGCCCACCATCTCCAGGCATTTTTATTCTTTTGCTTTTTTTGCGGATTCATGTCCCAATTCCCATGCAGTTTTTAGCCACTTAATTAAAATTTTGTTTTTTTCAAATGGATCTGGACATTGAACATCCCCAAAAAATCTCTCAGATCTAAAACAAAATCCTTCAATTCCATAAAACCAATCTTCAAATTCCTTGTAATCATCCATTATCAACTTTCCTTGGTTTTGTTTTTGTTATAGTGTAATCTTTTTTATTTAACTTATATCTAGAAATATATTTGTCTAGATGTTCCTTACATACAAAATAACAAACTTTTTCTTCTTTTCCGTCTTTGTGGACCAAGGTTAAAGGAAAAGTTTCATGAAATGGCAAAGTCTCAATTACAACTTCCTCTTTAGGTTTTTCTCTTTTAGCCTGTGGTTTTAGTTTAACTGGTTTTTTCTTTGTCATTTAAAACTGATTTATAATAACGGTTGTAAGCAAGAAATCTATTCATACTAGGAGTTACACCAAGAGATTCGCAACACCTAATATAAGATACAAACTCAAACCAAGGAGCAGTAGGATCCGTATCGCTCATAGTTTATATTCAACACTTCCTTGGTGTACAGTAGATTCCTCATCCCAACCCTCTTGTTTCTTTTTAAGATACCATCGAGTTGCTCGAATACAATCCTCTTCGGTAAGGCTAGTAATAACTCCGTTACCTTCTTTGTCTGTACTTTTCCAGGTTCCCCAACGAGCTTTCTCTACTTTAAAAGCATCGTCAATCCAATTGATCTCTTCAGGATTCTTTTGGTGTTCCATAATAAGCTTTATCCTCTCGGTATCGTGTAATGATTGCAGATGCAAATTCAACAAAATTATCCATGTTAGCCTGG